TAGGGTGGTATGTTTACTCATCAGACGCTGTTCAAGAAGAATAAAAAATTACTTTTGTCTAGGGTTATAAAAAGTTGTGCTGAGAACCATTTCAAAATCTCCACGCAGGGCAGTATGAAAAGTTGGCGCCTCCTCGGTTTTAAACTCTGCATAAAATTGGTCGACTTTTTCCTTTCCTGAAAAAGTTCCCGAAGCCATCTGTTCAAAGGTTACATACACTCCGTAGACAAACCTGGTGGCATAATGCTTGATAACCTCTTCGGCAAACAATTCGAGATCACATTGATCAAGTAGTTCTTGAGTTATACAAATGTCTTCCTTGGGCTCCAGTATGCCGTAGACTAAGACTGGGGTAAAGCATCCGTACATTTTTTAATTGAATTTCCTGATGCAAAAAATTTTAAAAAAGTTAGTTTTTTTAATAGGGACAAGTTTAAATTTCCACCAAAAAAATATTTATTTTTCAGTTTTTACAATCTAGGTCAAATGCAACCCAAATTTGTCTTGAACAGTTTCAAATTTCAAAATGTGATCAAATAATGAAGCCTTGATTTGTATAGTAAATTCAGCTGGAATGACTTTAAACTCGCATTTTAAATTCATTTTGCAAAAATCTTGACCATAATTGGCAAGGAAATACTTATCCTGTAAAATATCTTCATTTTTTATGCACATTAACAATTCCTCATTATGAGTGATTTTATTGGTATCGATTGTATGTCTTTCTAAATGATATTCAGGACCAACACTAAATATATAAAAAATAAAAGAAAAGCCTCCATTTATATCCATACAGCATTCTTCACATTTACCGGTATATGGAATTAAAATAATATCATCTAGAATTGGATTCATTTCCAAAGATTTTAATTTAATTTTTAAATTAAAATTTATTCCTCAAAATCACCACCATATTTAAGTATCTCTGCGACTTTGGATAAGGCTTGCGCGTATAAGTGATCAACGGTAAGAGCTTGTCCTGGTGCCAAAGCACCAGATTTTTCACCCCAAGCATTTACATATCCTGGTTCATACCTCAAATCTCTTAGAAATTTTTTCATTTTTGGTAAAATAGATTTTTTTTTAGCTGGTGAGGCTGACATATTTTGTATAAATTCATCGGAAATTTTATTTACATCTTCTTGAGATAGACGCACTTGTTGCGTAACAGAGGCAACCGTGACTGGTGCCTTGGAACCTTGACGAATACCAATGGCATCCGCGCGAGCGTGTTGCATCAAGTAGCCTTTGGCTTTAAGTGGTTTGGTGAAAAGTCCTTGCTTCTTTTTGGCGCGCAAGTACTCATCAATTTGAGTTCTCTTGGCGGTTTGCAATCTAGCTTGGATTTCCTTGATTGCGTCCAAAGCAGCAGGTCCTCCTACCTTGACTGCTGTAGTGACCGCTTTGGTAGCATCAGCTTGTGCTTTTACAGCACCAGTAACTGCGGCGACGGCAGTATCAATTTTAGAATCAGCATCAGCTCCAGCTACTGCGGCATCAATAATAGCAGCGGGTAAAGCGGTTACTGTCTTTTTGGTAGACTTTTTAGCACCACCTGGAACGGTGGATGCCAACTTCCAAGATTTCTTTCCATTCTTATCAGCACGAACTTGGTATTGTTTTCCATCGAGTCCAGTTTTCTTGGAACCAAGAGCTTGAGCATGAGCGCAGTAACCTAATCCTTTAGGAGAAGGTTCATCGCCTTTGTATTTAGTTGTTGAATCGTTTTTACAAGGAAAAGGCATTTTTTTATAAACACTATAAATAAAAATTTTTTTGCTAATTTTTAATTAGAAATATTTATAAAAGCATTTTGATAAGAGTGAAATGATTTCTTTCAATTATAGCAATGCACCAGACCTCCTTTTTTGGCAAGGTATTCGCAAGTTTTTTGATAATTATTATTTAATGTGCGGAACAGATAAAAATAAACAAGGAGTTTTCAACATTGGACCGCTTTTGAATTATAATTCTGCAAATAATTATACAATTTCCTACCCGGAATCAATTACAACGAGCGTCTATGGCCCAAATTATATAGGTTCCAGTTTTTACAGTTTAGTAGGATCCTATAAAAAACTGAGCGATGATATTGTATATGGATTTTATTTTGAAGGAAAATTATCCGATGTAAATAATGCACAAAATTATAAAACCATATCAACCGGCGCTACCTATACCTATATTCATAGTACAATGGGAGATATATTAGTTGGTAATTATGATAAAAACACAGAAAGTCCAATCAGCGCTTTTTTAATGATTATATCAACCGGTAAAAAAATTAAGATTGAGTATCCAGGTTCAACTTCAAATACTGTATATGGAATTTGGCACAATGGAGGACCAAGATATACTTTATGCGGTGGTTACTCAACAGATAGTGTACCAGGTAAGGATATTTATAAAAATAATCAACAAATCCCAATAGGAAAAGCATATATGGTAAATTATGATATTGAAAAAAATAAATTTAGAAATTGGACAACTTTTAAATATCCACATTCAAAAAATTCCTTGGTCACACATTTTGAAGGTATTAGTAGCAGTAAACCAAATGTGTATGAATTAGCCGCTGATACAGTTAATGGAATTCTACAAGCCTCATGGGTCAGAGTTATTAAAGATAAATGTGGTAATTTTACAGTTACTCAATGGATTGATTTTAAGTATCCTCTTCCGGGTACAATTACTACATCGAATTCTGTTGCCAATAAAGCTTTGGTTGGTTCTTATATAAATGAAAGTGGTGATGCAATCGCATACCAAGCAGAATTGACATTTGCTTAAAAACTTGTAAAGTTTCCAAAATCATCCAATAATGTTATATTTTTTATAATTGCAAAATATGCGTAATAGATCATTTAGTAATATAAGGATTACTGGTTATTTCCAAAGTGTTATTATCAACAGCTAGACTGAATTGTGATAATTTATTGCACAAAAAACCAATTTATAAAAAAATAAACAACTAAAAAATGGATTTCTGGTTTACACAATTAAAATTGGATTTCAAGACCTATAATTTTGAAACCTCTGCTCCAAAGCACAGACAACAAGCATTTGATTGGTTAAAGCAGCAAGAAAATGATGACTCTAAATTACAATTTATTGCTAGATTTGTCGAAGCAGATAATGGCTGTCTTGCGCAAATGATACACAAAACTAGAGAATGGCAAGAAAATACAATTATAGACCTGTATATTCATCTATATGAAAATGAAAATATTGGGAAAAGAGCAAAACGAATTGCGATAGGTTATTTATTCAGTCACGAATACATTATTCCAGAAATGATACAACAATTGTTGAATTGGATGCAAAATGAAAATGATTGGGATGCCTTTGATATTCTTCATCGACATGAGAATATTTTGAATCGCGTACAACGAGATTTATTGTTTACTTGGCTGCACCAAAATAGATATCGTCAACCAGTCCGTAGACCAGTTCGGCAACTCGTATCGAGATATGTTGGACCGATTGGACCGGCAGAATTGCCAAATATGGGTTGGATGCAAGAAATAGTACAGCGTCCACCAATGGAAACCGTATATAATGATTCACAAAATGTTCACAATACGGAATTAAATGATTCTGTATGGGATAATATTGGTATTTTGCAACAAGAATATATGGTCACTCCAATTTCAGAAGAAAGTTACAGAGAAATATATATTGAATTACGACTCAATGATAATCAATATCGCTCTTTGCAAAGGATTGAAACGGACAAATGTTTATTCCATAAAGACAAGACGAGTGTGTCACTTAAAATGATCTTGTTATATGTATTGTCGTATATTGATCGACAAAATCAACAACTACGAATAGAATTGCTGCAAAGACTAGGACAAGAATTGACAGATATGAGCGGTACTTGCGCGTCTGGTCATTTATCACGACTGGTGAATGTATTGGTAGGGTATCATCCCAATATCAATATACAAATTTCAGAACAAGAAAGAATCAAGGCATCATTTAGTCAATTGTTACAAAAAATGGTTTGCGAGGACGAGCAAAGTGAACATTTATTGATAGAAATGACGACACCAAGTCAAAACAATTTGTTTGTAAAGTTTGTACAACAACATAAAAATAAAATGCTTACCAAGTTGATAGAAAATTTAAATCTAGAACCAAAGATTGTCAAAAATACAATGCCTTTAGTATGGCAAGAATTGTTTACAGAACATAAACCAAACCCATTTGAACCAAAAAAAAGCTTTTTTAACAAGCTAATTGATTTTTTGCAAATACGAAACTTTATCGATTTATGGATTTAGCAGTTTTATAAACCACACCAAATAAAAATGCCATAGTTATACCAATAACACAAGCAAAACTTACTATCAATAACAGAATTAAAACAATTTGTAAACAATATTTGACCTGTAAAATTATGGAATTTGAATCTTTTAAAGGCACTCGACATAGTGGACAAGTGTTGCTAGTTTGGGACCAGTTTTGCAGACATTTTTGATGCATTACATTAGAATGAGTACACGCAAGTTTTTTTGTCTTGTCAGGACCAATATTTTCCATACAAATAATACAGGATTCATTTGAATTTAACATTCCTAAATTTTTGCATAAAATTGATATAAGTGTTCAATTTTTTTATTTCGATTGAATAATAATTAAAAAAAATGATAAATATACCACGAATGTAATTATGGACAAATGACACAAATACCAAAACCAATTTTAAAATGGGTTGGCGGTAAAACACAAATCATTGATACAATTATTTCAAATTTTCCTACAATGATGAATGACTATCATGAAATTTTTTTAGGAGGAGGAAGTGTTTTATTTGCATTGTTATCTAGTATAAAAAATGGTTCAATTCAGGTGAAAGGAACCATATACGCATTTGATTTAAATGAACCTTTAGTTTACATTTATAAAAATATTCAATCATCACACAATGAATTATATGATACAATACAAACATTAATTGATGATTTCCAAAATTGTGGACAGGGTCATTTGAATCGTAATCCACAATCTTTGGAAGAAGCTAAACTTTGTAAAGAAAATTATTATTATTGGATTCGTAATCGATATAATCAACTTTCTATAGAACAAAAAAAGGGATTGTTGGGTTCTTCCATGATTATTTTTTTGAATAAAACATGTTTTCGAGGGCTGTATAGAGTTGGACCGAGAGGATTTAATGTCCCATATGGAAATTATAAAAATCCTCAAATTATCTCAAAGGAAAATTTGGATCAAATACATGATTTAATACAAGGTGTTGTATTTGAATGTTGTGATTTTACAATATCCTTATGTAAACTCAAAAAAGATGATTTTGTTTATTTGGATCCACCCTATGCACCAGAAACGGACACATCTTTTGTACAATATACGGATAAAGGATTTACTTTGAAGCAGCATGAAGATTTGTTTGCACGGTTACATCAATTTGAAAAAAAGAAAATAAAATTCATGATGAGTAATTCAGATGTTATTTTGGTAAACAAAAATTTTAATAAAAAAAAATACAACATTTGTACGATTGTGTGTAAAAGAACAATCAATTCGAAGAATCCTGAATCAACAGTCAATGAAGTTCTTATAAAGAATTTTTGATTTAAATTTAAAATGGATATTTGAAATTAAAATATATTTTTAATTTTATTTCCAATAATAGAATATGTGCGATCAAGATTGTAATTTTGTCTCTTGGTATTATCAACAAGCACCTAAAATTACTGTCCAACAACAGTATTTAAATTTACAATACGCTGTAGCGTTTACTGAAAAGGATATTAATTTGAATACTTTTAATAATTTTGGAGTCATTAATAGTTCTTGGCAACAATTTATTTATGGTGCAACTGAACCTATTACTAGCAAAAGTCCAACAATAGGCAAAACATTTTTAAAAACAAATTTATTTTCCAATGATACAAATTCACAATACAATGGTAGATATGATTATACTCATAATCTAGTTAGTAATGAAATCAATTATATTGTTCACATTGCAGGAGTAATGACACAAGAAGTTATTCCCAACACCTCGAATAATACAAAATTAAGTCTACAATTTAGTGAGTTCATGTCACAACAAGTCATTGGTGTCACTATACAATATCCAAATGGGACAATTTATACTTCCACAAATTCTACCATTAGCAGTCTTAAAGGAGATGATTATATCGTTTATAGTATTTTAATTTATGATTTGAAATATAGTCCTGCTATTCCTGCTTCAATAATCAACAACTTCCGTCCCATTTTGTCCTATAGCGGTCGATTTTATAATTACATTCCACCCAAAGTTTATCCAATTAGTCCAAATTACTTGGCAAATGCTTCGGATGTTGTTCCCTATTTGATTACAAATTCTACCAATGCTTATTTATATTGTGTTGCATCTTCAGATACAGTATACGCAAATACTTGGTTTGGAACATCAACGACACAGACGGCTTACTTGAATGGTGCAAGTGGTTCTTATTGGGTGTACGTGTTGTTCCAAAATTATTCTCCGGATGGAAATCCTACAACTCCTCCAGATTATGCTACGAATCCAAGTTATGGAAATGTTACTTTTTTTATCGGTCTTACCCCTGATAATTATCCTTATTTTGCTCAACAAACTGCTCAAAATTACTTGTATGATTTGGGATTCAATAGCGACAATGCTGCAAATTATAATCAATACTCTTTCAATTGGTCCAATAACATTAATAATGACAATTACACAGGAGCCAGTACAGCCGCGAATAGTACCAGTTATAGTTCCCAAACCAGTAATACTTCAGATCTTTATGCTAGCAGCGTAGGTTTAATTTGTTTAAATGCCGAGTACCAATATTTTCCCGTTGGAAGTGATACAACCTTTTCTTTGACGATTCCATCCGGTGCCTATTGGGGTTCTGCTGCTGGATACTCTTATTTTATTACAGATGTCAATTATCCAACCGACACAACCAATCAATACATTTGGCTTCCAGAGATTCCCGCTAGAAGTAATTATTCTGTAATTGTTGACAGCTCTAATCAACAAGTCATCAATCAAGTCGCTGCTTACCAAAATGGTCAATGCTGGACAAGAGCGTATGCCGCATTGGTTCAATCAGCCAGTGTAATACAAAGTGCGGACACAAATGCAACTTACGGCCTCGGTGCAACTTATGGTACTTGGTCCATTGATTTTCAATCGGGTGATAATCTCTACGCTTTGTGTGAATCCTATTATCTAACAGAAAGAAATTATCTTAGCTCAGAAAGCACTTCCTTTTATACTGATGGACAACCACCTTATAATTTATTGGAGATTGATGGAATTGAAACACTTTGGCAAAATAATGCTCCTAATTATTTAAAAGATTCTTGTTTACAGGGTGGTTGTTTTGTAAGCGGTTCTTACACTGGAGGATTCGTTGTTCCAGTTGGTGGTACAACCACTTACTATGGTATTTGGGTACAATGTATTCTTCAAGTCATTGAAGCATCAGCAGACACCGGTTATCAAGCCAACATTATTTTCTCTTATAATATTTTGAATGATGATGGGTCGGTGGCATCTCCAATTACGCTAACCAATGGAAAAACTTATTGGAGCTTATTGGAAGAAAATCCAACTTTTTGTCAAAAATTAACGGCATACTTTAACAGTAAAACGGTTCGATTGTATCCTTTTATATCGACTTGGACTCCATCGGGTACTGCTGTTCCTGCAGGATACAACCCAACCACCAAGTATAAAAATTTCAGTTATTCAAGTCCTTGATTTCCTGCAAAAAAAATGAAGATTAAAATTTAGAATGAAAAAGTTTTCAAAATGAATTGGAATTTACATTTTTGGATGACCTTGAAAACAATATCCTGGAGAATTTGGGCAACTTTGATTACTTTTTTGGTCACTTGGATAATGGTAGGAAATATTAAGACGGGTATTAAAGTCGGTGTTGCCGATACAACGATTAAATTTTTTACCTATTATATTCACGACTTTGCGTGGCTGAAATTAAATGTTATTAAAAATACTGAACCAGTGACTGAACCAAGTTTAGAGGAAACCGACCCTGAGTAAAAAATGATGAATTTTTATTTTTGCGATTTGAAAAATAAAAAACCGGTTATATATTTTTGCAAATATCAAACTAAATTTTTATTACAGATTTATAAAACCCAACAAAAACAATGAATACAGAGATTGAATGCCTCATCTGCCACGAGCCTCCTCGTGTACCTGTTGAGCTGATTTGCTTCCCCTGCCATCGTCAAGCCAAAGGAAAGATTGGATGCAATGAACTTAGACGAGTTTGCGTCCTTTGTGCTCGTCGCTACTTGCAACTCAACATTCCCAAGAATCAACGAGAGTTTCATAAAAAGTGCCTAATTTGTGCTTCAACAGTGAATCCAAGATACCTCGGAGGCGCGGAACAAATCTACAGGAAGGACAAATTTACAATGTCGCGAGACCCAAAAATGGACTACAGATGCTTTCACGAGGAGTTGGGTTGTTCATTTCAAGGGTCGCAGATGGAGCTTGATCGACATTTACAAGAAGATTGCAAGTTTAGGACTACCACATGTGCTTGTCAAAAGTTCTATATTATTAATGAGGAAGCGGCGCATCGATCACACTGCCCCTATTACAAGGCTTGTGGCAAGTGTGCGGAACTATGTCATATCGACAAGCTGTCGGATCATTTGTTTGAGCAGCACGGTTTGGTGAAATGCGCCCACATGGAGTGTGACCATCTTTCGACAACGGACAAGCACCAGCAACACATGGAAAAGGAGTGCAAGTATCGGTCAGTCGTCTGCAAGCATTGCAAGTGCTTTACCAGAGCAACCAATCTTGCAAATCATGTGCTCGAGCATATCAGAGACGAACAAAGGGGTGTTCAAGAGCTTGCCAAGACGATGATGGCGTGTCGACAGCGTTTGGACGAATGTATGGATTTGTATACGGAGATTATGAAGGAGTAAATTTAAAAGACTCGTTTTAAATTTTTGCCTCACAGCTACTCCCACTGGGAATCGAACCCAGATAATCGCCTCATAAGAGCGATATTCTAACCATTAAATTATGGGAGCATTTTGTTTTGCTTTAATAAAATAATTTCTTAAATCAATTTTTAAATTAATTGGTAATCGATACAAAAAGCCATTCAGGTGATGATTATTTAGATGATGTGCGCGTTTTGATAAACTTGAAAGGCTTAGGATGATGACGATTACTTTTTTTCAATTGGTTGACTCACCGTTCACAAAATGCAGAATG